GTGGCTTTTCTGCCATTTTACGAAAAAACGAATCATGGCCTAGCCGCGCTGCTGCCAACATACCACGGTCTCGAAGAAAAGTCAACAGTGCAACTCAAAACGCTGGAGCGATTACATAGAAACTGGCGTGGTAAAAGTCAAGAAAAAATATATAAATCTATATTCGGATATTTATATCTTCTATACATATATACATACTTAGAAAAAAGTTTTTGTTTTTCTTGAAGGATGGTTGATGGGCTGGAAAAATACATGTAATCGCTCCAATGTTTTGAGTCACACACTGCATAAAATTTGAAGATAGCGCTATACGCGCGGCAACTCAGCTTTCGCTAGATTTGTTTTTTCGTAAAAGCCCTGTTTTTTCATATCACGTTTGTGTTGCACTACTTAGGCGCATGGTTAGGGCCTGCACAAAAATAAAAATGTTTTGGGTCACACTGTTAATTATGGTTACACAGTCGCAGGGCATTTTTTAAATCTGTTTTTAAAAAACTCGTTGGTATTAGTTAATAAATCGTAATACCCCTACTCCGCCTAGGGTCTTTGATTAACTTTTAGGCAATAAATTTAGCGCGCGTTAAATTGTTTTATTTAGTGCAACCGAACGGATTTGATTTTTTAGCAGCCCGGCTCTGCCACACTTTTTAGCGCTGCGTTTATATGTTAATGCGTATTCCACCACCTAAAATCATGCGCTTAATGTTACGCGACACCGTTGCAACACGTATTCCGCCCAAGCATTTGGAACTATCATGTATGCGCGTGCCGGGAGTTTTTTAATAACTTCCAGAACGCGCAGACGCAAAAAAGCCGCCCGAAGGCGGCTTGAAGTTTTTCTTTTGTTATTTGGCTTTCATATAGACGCATGACACTCCAAAAACAACTGAGAATCCACCGACTGCGAACATATAAAGCGGAAACCGCTCACTGTACATAAAAAACCGATATTTTTTAACTTCTCGTGTTTCAATATCGCACGCTTCGCAAATATATTTTTCAGTAGTGGGCATCTCAGTATCTCCAGTGATTTAGAAAACCCGCCCCGTAGGGCGGGAGTCTTTGTTACTTGGCTTTCCGACTGCGAGCCGCGTTCAGACTAGGCGCAGCAACTGGTGGAAGAGACTGCCGAGAAACTGCCGCACCGCCTTGCCCAGCCAACATCGCCTGCAATGCCGCCAGCAGGTCCGGCTGTTGCAGCAGTGCCTGAACAGTGCCTTCGTTCTGAACAGTAACAGGCGCAGCGACTGGCGCGGCTTTCTTTGTAGTCGCCTTCGGCGCGGCTTCCGCCTTCTTGCTCTTGATGTTGATCGTGGAATACTGCGACATCTGCGATTTCTTGGGGAATTCCAGATTAGCTGGCATACCTTCGACCTTAACAATCTTCATGCCAAAGGAATCCTCAGTAGAGGCGTCAATGGTCAGAGAAACAACAAACAGGTTTTTTGCAGACATGATATAGCTCCTAAATATGCGGACTTCACGATATGTGCGGGTCAGCGCCGCGTCTTGCTTCGCTATCGAATCAAGATGGTTCCCATTGTAAACCTATTTAATACTTTGTCAATACTCTTTTACACAAAAAACCACTGTGTATGCCGCCCACTTATGGTATATAATCGCATTATGCGTACATTATCCGCGCGCATAGCACACTGCGCGTATTCCGCCCCAGCAATTAGAACTATCATGTGCGCGCGTGTGCTGTTGTACAGACGTAAAAAAGCCCCGCCTAGGCGGGGCTTTTAGTTAGAGACCGATGCTTGTAAGCACCTTGTCATTCACCATCGCACGAACTGCGTGCATGTGGTGCTTCTCTGATGCTTCCTGTGCTTCAGCATGATTCATTCCATCACAGCGGCATTCTCGGTAATACTCGACTGCATCCGCTGACGCTGCACATTGTTGCTCAAGTGTAAGCTGACTAGCCAGTTCCTTGAAAACGCGCATCATTCCTGCTTTCATTTCAGTTCCTTTCGCCCCCCGTAGGGGGCTGTTAGTTAGTAGTAGATCGCTGCAAGAGCGAGTTCGATTGGGAATCCGCGTTTCTGCATATACCGCGCGGTATTCCAGCGCCCGCAACGCTTCATGCGCATAGCCATTTCATCTATCAACCCCCACACATCATGCCTTAATGCGGGTGCTATCTCGCGGCTAAGTTCAGCCTTGATCTTGTACGACACACAAGCAACAATCATCTGCGCAGTGTTCAACGGCATGTCATATACTCCTATAACGTGCGGGCTTTACATTATGCGCGGGCCAGCGCCGCATCGTTGTTCTCTGCTGAACTACGATGGTTCCCATTGTACGCTAGTAATTTTGTTTGTCAAGTATCTAAGTAACTATATTTAACCCCCACCCCCCTACCCCCACCCCCCTACCCCCACCGGGGGAGGGCAAACGCATGTGCCGCCCCTTCTCTATATTAGTGCAATCTCAAAATCGCACAAAAATTCGGAAATTACAAGTATTACTAAATACTACTTTTATACGCTTAAAGTGCAGCGGTTCAAGGGGTGTATCTTTTAATACACTTAAACGCCCAACAGTGCGGCGGTTGTGCCGCTTAATATTTTTATACGCTTAAAGTGCGGCAGTTATATATGTAGCACTCAACAGTGCGGCAGATATACTTTTATACGTTTGTACCGCTTATTATATCGCGGGCGCAGGGGGCTTGCTTTTTTCAAAACGTAGTATTACGCTGTATTAACAGTTAAGGAGCCCCTATGGCCTCACCCGAAGATATCGAGCGGATAAGCGTCACACTTCAGGCGCGCAACCTCGCCTTTCTCGACCGTTTTGCCGCGAAGAACGGCTACTCCCGGTCCCTCGCCCTCCGCATCATCCTGAATAGCGCCGAGAATGCCGCCTCCAGTGGTCGTGCAGCAGCAAACAACTTTGTCCCCCCGCTGGCCGAGCAGTTGACGCGCATCTGTAGCACTCCGGGTACAAAATGAGCAGCGATCTGGTCCCTTGGGACACCCGCCTATGCTTCGACGTAGCCCTTGGTATCGACAGCCTTGAAGACATCCTCACCCGGTATGCTATCGATCCAGCCGTGTTCGCGCAGTGGTCCGCGCATCCCCTGTTTTCACGCACCGTCGCAGAGTTCCAGAAGCATATCCGTGAGAATGGCCTCTCCTTCCGCGCCAAAGCCCGTATGCAGGCCGAAGACCTCCTCGGTGTGGCCTATGGATTGGTTCAGGACACCAAAACGCCCGCGCCGGTACGCGCTGATCTGATCAAGTGGATAGCCAAGATGGGTGAACTGGAGCCGGCGCAGGGTCCGGCAGGCGGCAGCGAGAAGATTACCCGTGATGCCATGTCGCGAATGCTTCAAAAGATGGATGATGGCGAATTGGAGCTACGGGTTATGCAGATTGTGTCGAAGAAAGGTGTGGCTACGAGCGGCGAGGTGCTGCGTAGCACTTTGGAGGGCGAAGTAATTGAGCGGTCCTAGCACCCAACTTCGTAGCCCCCAGCTAACACACGAAGCCACCGAAGACGCAATTTATACAGAACTGCTTTCTCAGGATGCAGTTGATGACGCTATTCTGCATGAATATATGCGTAGAAAGAATATGCGTGCGAAATCACGCGACTTTCTACATTACACTGCGCACGTAGCGCCTTGGTTTGTTATCGAAGAAATACATATCTTAATCGCCGAAGCGTTCGATGACTTGGCCTTTGGTGAAACTGACCGCTTAATGCTGTTTTTACCTCCACGGGCGGGTAAATCGGAGTTGTCAAGCAAGTTACTTCCATCATGGTGGGAAGGGTTGTATCCGACTGACCAAGTGCTGCATACATCTTACGCGGGCACACTGGTAGAAAAGTTCGGTCGGCAGATACGCAATCTAATAATGACAGATGCGTACCAAGAGATATTCCCAGAAACGCAGATTGCGAAAGACTCGAAAGCAGCAGGGCAGTGGGCAACGTCCAAAGGGGGGGTGTACAACGCCGCAGGTGTGGGAGCGGGTATTGCCGGTAAGGGCTTTAATTGTTTCTTAGACGGAACTCGCGTTTATACCCCTGATGGCCCACGCGCCGTGCAGGATATTCGCTGGGGGGACACGGTTTTATCTTCTAGCGGCTGGCAAAAGGTTGATTTTGTTTTCTTGACAAATCATCCGCGAGCATATAAAGTGAATGGGCGTCTATGCACTTCATCTGAACACCCGTTTTGGGTAGCTGGGGCGTGGGTTAAAGCCTCTGATTTGAAGGTCGGGATGCGCCTATCGACACTTACCGTATGTAGAAAACTATGGCTACGCGCAGATTCGCTAGTGAAGCGCCTGAAAAGAAAACTTGGGATGCGATGATGAACCGCTGCTACAACGCGAGCGCTAAAGACTACTTGCAGGGCATTACTGTATGTGAGCGCTGGCATGTATTTGAGGCGTTTTTAGAAGATGTAGGCCCACGCCCAAGCGACGACCACATGCTGCGTAGAAATAGCCGAAAAGCAAACTTCTGCCCCGAAACAACTTCATGGGTAGCCCGACACAATAAAACACAAACGCGCGTTTACCAGATATGGAAAAACATGCGCTACCGCAGCGGCGCTATGGGTAACGGCCACGGGCCTACAGCAGCGCACTACGCCGAACGGGGTATTACCTGCTGCGAGCGGTGGAATGATTTTTACAACTTCATTGAGGATATGGGGGAGCCCCCAACAGATATGCATTCGCTTGATAGAGTTGACAATAATAAAGGGTACTGTAAAGAAAACTGCCGCTGGGCTACTCAGGTAGAGCAAGCGAACAATACTAGCGCGAACGTATTCATACTGTACAGGGGGGAGCAGCGAACTTTTGCTAATTGGTGCTCAGTGCTTGGCCTAGATAGGGGAGTTGTGAATAGTCGTTTTCGGCGCGGCTGGGCGGTTGAAGCTGCTTTTGAAACACCAACTGCAAAGCGTAATTGTGAAGTTATTCAGCTATTCGAGGGTAGAAAAATAGCTGAATACGCGAATGCCACAACTGCATGCCAACAAACGGGGTTGAACTACCCCGCGCTTATGAAATGCCTTTCTGGTACAAATAAAACGTGCGGGGGGTACGCATGGTCCTACAAAGACTAAAAGCGTTTTTTACACGAAATTTCCTTGGGTATGAGGATATTTATAGTATCGACATTTCTGAAACAGAAGAACTTTTTTATAACTTCTCAGTAACCCCAGACCATACCCTTTATGCCGAAGACTACTTAACACATAACTGCGGACTAATCGACGACCCAATATCTGAGCAGGATATGTACAGTCGGTTGGTGATGGACCGCGTAGCAGACTGGTACTCAGCAGGTTTCTACACTCGGAGACAGCCTGAGCGTAACAAGATCGTGTTGGTGATGACGCGGTGGAACGTGGCGGACTTGGCCGGGCGCTTGCTTGAGTCACAGCTTGCCGAGGACAGTGTAGATACTGGCGCGGATGTATGGAAAGTAATCAAGGTTCCCGCGCTTATCAATGCTGAAGTTGCAGAGAAGCTTAATAAAATAGCGAGAGACCCAAAATACGAGAAGTTTCTCAACACAGGTAAACACCCATACCCGATGACATACAAAGAGGGAGATTCGTTCTCCCCACGCAGATGGTCAAAGAAAGAGCTACTGCGTACCAAGCACAACATGACCAAGAAGGTGTGGAGCGCCCTGTATATGCAGGAGCCCACGGAAGAAGGCGGCGGTATTATGCCCGCTGCGAACTGGCGTAAATGGAACAATGAGTTTCCCCCGGAGTGTGACTACAAGTTCCAGAGCTATGACACGGCTTTTGAGGAAGCTGAGAAAAACGACTACACCGTGCGGACGACATGGGGCATCTTTCTACGCCCGGAGGACAACAAGTTTGCCTGCATACTCTTGGAGCGGCTGCGCAAGCGCATTGCGTTTCCAGACCTGCGCGAGAATGCAGTACAGTCTTACCGGGACTACGAGCCCGACAAAATACTGATCGAGAAGCGAGCCAGCGGCCATTCGCTGATACAGGAACTTAAGCGCGCGCGGTTGCCCATACTCCCGATAAGTGAGAAAGGCTCAAAGCTTACAAAGGCGCACGTAGCCTCGCTGATGCTTGAGAAGGGGCTCGTTTACTATATGCCCCGGAACTGGGCTCAGGAAATAATTGACGAATGTGCTGCGTTTCCAAATGGCCCCCACGATGATTGTGTTGACAGTTGCGGCCAAGCGTGGTTATATTTTCGGCGAAAATTCTATTTACAGTTGTCCGAAGAAGACGATAATGAAGAAGATTTTGACGGGGAAGCCCAAGGGCGATACCAACGGCAGTTCAAAACGGGCACAGATGACTGAGGTACTTAGATAGATGCAACCATACGCTAATATACCAAGTATTACTGCCACGCCAAGCGAGTTGGGTATCGAGACACCCGGCAGTATGGATGTAATGCTTGATGTCGAGCTACCCGGAGACCCTTTTGATGCGGACACGATATCGTTCGCACCAGATGGTTCGCTTATTGTCGTTGAGGAACTCGGCGAAGAAAAAGAAGAAAAAGACGCTTTTAGTGCAAATTTGGCATTAACGCTACCTGAAGATGTTTTGTCCGCGCTGGGGAGAGATATCGCCAGTGCCGTTGAAGATGACTATGTTACGCGCGAGCCACACTACCAGAAATTCGTTGAGGGGCTTACTGCGCTAGGCATCAATTTTGACGCGGGCGCGCATAAGTCAAAAGTGTTCGGCAGCGTCAATCATCCGCTGCTTATTGAGGCTGCTACGCAGTTTCAAGCGCGCGCTATGGCAGAACTTTTTCCGCCTGATGGACCTGTAAAAACACGCATTCTTGGCGCTTCCACGCCGGAGCTTCTCGCGCAAGCCGACCGTGTTCAGGACTATCTTAACTATCTGCTGGTGTACAAAGATCGCGCTTACTACGACGAGTGCGAACAGAAACTCTTTGTGCTACCATTCACCGGCAGCGAGTTCGACAAACAATATAAGGACGACAGCACTGGGCAGGTGGTGTCGCGCTGGGTGCGCTTCGATGACTTCATTGTTAATTACGGTGAAACGAGCCTTGCTACGTGTGGCCGCTATACTCACCTTTTACACAAGCCCGTTTGTGAAATCAAGAGGCTCCAGGACTCGAAAATATACCGAGACTGTGACCTGAATGAAGATGAAGATACGACTGAAACAAGCGAGATAAAGGATAAAATCGCTGAGATTGACGGTATTGAGGTAACGACCGACGATAACAGCGCACAGGTTAAGCGCGACGTGTTTGAGGTGCACGTTCAGTACCGCATCGAAGGCGTCGAGGATGATGAAGAAGCCCCATACATCATAACAATTGACCGGGCTACGAAAAAAGTATTCGCGATTCGCCGCAACTGGCGCGAAGAAGATACATATCGCCAAAAGCGCGTATGGTTCACACACAAGAAATTCCTGCCCGGATTCGGGTTCTATGGATTTGGGCTATTTCATACAATCGGAGGGCTGGGTGAGACAGCTACAAAAATTATTCAAATACTCCTTGATGCGGGTGCGTTTGCAGCCGTTCAGGGCGGGTTTCGCACTAAGGATGCGAAAACAGGTTCAAATGTCGAGCTCACTCCGGGCGTATATAAAGAGATTGACTCTACAGCGGAAGAACTGGCGAAGAGCTTCTACACGCCGAATTTTCGTGAACCATCGAGTACGCTGTTCAACCTCCTTGGCGCGCTACAAGAGCTAGGCCGCAGATTCGCGTCAACTACTGAAGTCATGGTAGGCGATGCGGCGACAACGGGCCCGGTGGGTACAACGGTAGCCTTGCAGGAACAGGGCAGTAAAGTCTTCAGTGGCATACATAAGCGGTTGCATAAGGCTGTCGGCGACGAATTGCTGAATTTGTCAGACTTGTGCGGTGAAGAACTCAACGAATCGTCATACCCCTACGATGTAAACGGCGTTGAGAAAGAGATACTCAAAGAAGACTTTGATGGCCGCGTCGATATCGCGCCAGTCTCTGACCCGAACATCACATCAAATGCGCAGCGAATCGCACTTGCGCAGGCGGTGTTTCAGCTTGCGACTCAGATGCCTGACATCGCAGACAGGCGCGAGGCGGCAATGGCGCTGCTTAAAGCGATGCGCGCGCCCCAGCTTGAGAAGGTGTTCCCGAAACCGCAGGAAGCAGTGCGCGCGGACCCGGTTAGCGAGGTAAGCCTTGTTGCACTTGGCAGGCCCATACGCGCGTATCTTGACCAGAACCATAAAGCGCATATTGCTGTACACATGGGCGCTATTCAGGCTCAGATGGTCATGCCACAGATGATTCCAATAATTCAGGCGCACATTGCTGAGCATATCGCGATGGACATGTACGTCACGATGCAGCAGAAAATGCAGGTTCCGCTGCCGCCGATAAATTGGGGCGCTGAGAAGAACGAGCCCGCATCGCAGAGTATTCCGCCCCAGCTTGAGGCGATGATCGCTGTTCAGGCGGCGCAGGTTATGCAGCAGATACTCGCCCAGCAGGCGCAGGCAATGGCCCAGCAGCAGGCCACGCAGGGGCAAGGCGGGGGGCAGCAGGGTCAAGCGCCAGAGCAGCCTGACAAGTCGCTCGAAGTAGCCGCGCTGAACGCGCAGACACAAACGCAGCTTGCCGCGCAGAAAGCACAGATGAAGCAGCAGGAGCTTGGCGTTAAGCAGGGCATAGCTGCGCAGAAAAATCAGCTTGACCAGAATAAGTTTATCGCCGATAACGCGCTTAATCGTGAAAAACTGCAATTTGACAAAGACCGGGCTGTCGCCGAACTTCGTCAGGAAATGGCATTACAGCAGAAAGGTATTCAGGACTCCATTAAGGAAATGCTTAGTGAGTTCCGCACTGAACTTGCAGTAAAAGACGCACAGGCGCAGCAGGCAGCACAGGAAAAATCTTCAAGAAAAGGAGCTTCAGATGAGTAATACAATGAGTACAGCGCTGGTGTGTAAAGTAAATCCGGTTGCTACAGCGCAGGAATTCAACACTCGCGGGGCTCCGTGTCCGGGAACACTATGGGTGAGGCCCGCAGGCGGTACTTGGGCTGTTGCATACAGTGTCGATAATGGGGCAAACTACAACACGCTTACTGCGCTCGATGGTGCAGCAGCGTACACGGAAGTACATATTGACGGCGGCATTACTAACGTGCGCATTACGCCTTCGGGTACTGCCGGCGGGACTTGGGGGATATGCTGATGGCTACGAATACGATGTTTGGCACCCCGGTGCGGGCAGTTTATGACGGTTCCGGGAATGTTGTGGGGCTGAGTGCGGGGGGAATTGCACTTGGGGTGCCGATTATGATGTACCAAAACTCCACCGACATAACGTCAGTTGCGAATACCGCTGAGCAACTACTCGATCAATATTTAATACCCGCTGGCACATTGCAACTGGGTGATATTTTGCGGGTTAAGTTGCGCATTTCCAAATCCTCAACTGTAGATTCCTGTACGGCACGCTTACGGCTAGGATTAGCTGGCACAGTAGCGGATACGGTAGTATCGACCGTGGCACAGCCGGCAACTACGTCGCGCATATTCTTTAATTACCGGGAATTTATACCTGTTACGTCTACAAGTTTGCGGAGAATTTTTCCGGAGCAGGCTATCCCATTTGGTACATCCGCAGCGGATGTGGCGGACGTAATGATATCAGATATTTTAAACCCACTTTATCTATCCGTTACGTCGCAAATGACGACAGGGGCTGAAACAATAACGCTTAAATATTTAAGCGTTGAATTGATAAGGGGCGCGTGATGAAAATTGCTAATTCAATTGCAGAACGAAATGCGACTAAAGCCCTCGCGTGGAGATTGCGCACTGACGGAAAGTGGGAAGGGGCGGAAACGCCAGCCGAGCGCGCAGCAATTACACCTGCACCCGCGCCCTCAAGCATTATTATCTCCGCCGCCGAATTCCGCGATCGCTTTACTTCTGCCGAACTGCTGGGTATTTCTACCCTAGCCTACTCCGGTACCGGCGATTCCTTTATTCAGCTGCTACTATTAAAGGTATCTACCACTCGCGATGGTATTGATCTAGCTAGCGCCGATGTTATCGCTGGGCTGGATTACCTTATTACCAAGGGCAAAATTACAACTGCCCGCAAGCTCGAGATTCTTAGCTAATTATGGAACACGCTCAAGAGCTTCTCCCATACCTAATATCGCTCCTCGGTGTCATGGGGTTGTACATCCTCAATGGCATCAAGGACGAAATCAGTGAGGTTAAGGTATCACTAGCGAGCATCGAAAAAGACCTGCGTGGGGGACTTACTGATCTTGAAAGGCGTGTTTCCCATCTTGAAGGCGTAGTTGAAACACACCATGTACAGCATACTTTGGGGCAACAGTGATGACTGTTGATACTCAAGGTTGGGTGCCAATATATGACGTGAAAGATCAGTGCGGTATGTGCGCGCACGTTGTTAAGGAACACCGCATGGCCTCCTGTGACAGCATGCGTGGCGGGTTCCCGGCAGCACACAACTGCCCGATGTTCAAGTACGATTGGAGTGACGACGATGGGCGACCTGTCTAGGAATTTCAGCCGGCGTGAGTTCGCATGTAAGTGCGGATGCGGGTTCGATACCGTTGACGCCGAACTGCTGTCAGTGCTTGAGGACTTGCACGACAAGTTCGATGGCCCGGTGAAAATAAACTCAGGTTGTCGTTGCCGGGAGCACAACAAGCGCGAGGGCGGAAGCCCGGACTCTGAGCACTTGACAGGTAAAGCAGCAGACGTCGTGGTCGATGGGGTGCCAGCGCACGTTGTACACGCGTACCTAGTCAGCAGTTACCCAGGGCGCTACGGAATCGGGAAGTACCACAACAGAACGCACATTGACGTGCGGTTGAGAACAGCGAGGTGGGAGAAATGAACCTGCGAACAAAGCGCATTCTCCGGGGCTTGATGAAGTCGTGGACCGCGAACACCGGCACGATACTGGCTGTTCTCGGCTACCTACAAACACAGAACGAACTGATCACGAAGTGGGTGGGGCCGGACGCTATTGGCAGCATAATGATGCTGTTCGGTGTGCTTATCGTGGCACTCCGGGCAAAGACAACCGAGTCACTTGAGAGTAAAGGCCGGTGACATGGGTTTCCTCGCGGGCATATCAGGAAAAGCTTGGGCCGGCTTTATCGCTGCTTGTGCTATCGCCGCTGCTCTTGGCGGGGCTGGTATGGCTATTGATTCTCGGGCTGTCGCTCGCTGCGAGGGAAGGCACGCTTTGGCTCTTGCGAAAGCTGTCGAACTGGCAAAGGCGGAGGCGCGTAAGACAGCTTTGCAGGACGCCAAGGTAGCTGCCGCTGGCGAGACTACACGCGAGAAAATACGCATCATTTACCGAGACCGTGAAAAGGAGCTTGAGCAGCATGTACCAGTGGATTGCGCTAAGTGTCGCTTGTCTGATAGCGGTATCGGGTTGCTCAACGACGCCCTGTCAAACGCTACCAGACCCGAAGCCGCCCATCCCCGAAGCGAACCTCGCACCGGCATTAGACATCCCGGTCAAGGTGGAAACGGGGACACTTCAGGAAGCCGGGGTATTATTGATATTCGTCAGCGGAAAGTATTATGAGCTTCAGTCCCGTTTTCACGATCTGGTGAAAATGGTCAGGGAGAGACAGAAAGCAGAATAGTGTGCTAAGCTTAATCTGAAGTTACTTAGCCGCGCTGTACAAGAATACTAAAAAGCGCTTTTTTAATCTTTGCCGGAGATACACAATGCATGTAGATATTGTGCGTTATACGCACTATATTGATGACCTGCTTCTTAAAGAGGCATCTGCTTTTGAAGAAAAAATCCTTCATGGGCGGATTTCAGCGTATGACGAATACAAATATGCCTTGGGGCGAATTCAAGGTATTCACGAAGCACGGGCGGTTATCCATGCGCAGCGGGATATCGCTCTGAAAGCACAAGGAGAATTGGGCGATGACTGATTACAGCGCGAATTACACTGATGACAACGACATGGGCTGGGATGAAGAAAATGCCCTGCCTGATGATTTTTACGGTCCCGGACTGCCGCGCCCGCTGACATGGCGTATTCTGGTTATGCCCGTGCGCCCGCGCAAAGTATCCAAAGGGGGCATCGTACTGGCAGAATCGACACAGGACGTACAGCGGCATCTGAACTACATCGGCAAAGTGGTCAGTGTCGGCTCACTTGCATACACCGACAAGCGTATTGCAGATGAAGAACACAAACCGAAACTTGGCGAGTATGTCATTTATGGGCGCTATTCCGGCCAAGTTTTGACCTACCGGGGCGTTCGCCTCATTATTATCAACGATGACGAGATTCTGGCTAAAGTAGCTTCGCCGGATGATCTGAAAATCAGTATCTAGGAGGACACATGCCCGCAGTAGGAAATGAAGAAGTAGTTGACGACTTCGATATTGTTTTTGACAGTGTTGATGACGACATTGATTTTGAAGACCCTGCAACACCGCCACCAGCAGAAGACGATTCTGAACCGGCTGAAGAAACCGCCGAAGAAACCGCCGAAGAAACCGATGACGACGATTTGGGCGTACCTGTAACGGATGACTCGGATTTTGCTGAAGAAGCGGAATTTACACCCGAGGAAGAGAAGAGTTACTCGGCCAGCGTTAAAAAGCGCATCAAACGTGAAATTGCGCTGCGCAAGTCTGTGCAAACTGACTTGGTGACTGTGCAGCAGCGGGCGCAGCAATATGCTGATGCGCTGAATAAAGGCTCGGCCAGCTACAGCAATTTGCAGCAGCAGCATGATTCGTTGCAAGAGCAGTATTACAAGCTGCTTGATACTTCGATGCAGTCCGCTGCGGAGCAAAAAACTGCGGAACTTCAGGCAGCTAAAGAGCAGGGTAACACTGCTGCGGAAATTCAGCTTCAGAGCGCTATTGAAGAGCTTCGCTTCAATCGCCGGCAACTCGCAGAAATTACGTCGAGCTTTACGGCGCAGAAAGCCGCGCGCGAACAGCAGCGCACTACTGCACCGGCAGCACAACCGCAGGCTCAGCCCCCAGCGCTTGCTGTCGCATGGGTAGCACGCAACAAATGGATTCAGGAACCGAAGTACGCGCCGCATCGCGAATATCTGAGCGTGATTGATGAAAAGCTGCGCACGCGCGGCCTGAATCAAAACAACCCGGAATACTATCGTGAAGTTGATAAAGAACTGCGCAAAGCGTTCCCGCCGAAAAAAGTAGTCAAGAAAACGACTTCTCCGGTGTCTGGCGTATCTTCTTCGCGCACCGTATCAACCGGCAATTCTTCGCGTAAAAGCATCACGCTTACTCGTGCAGATATCGCCACGATGAAGAACTTCGGACTCAATCCCGAAAACAAACAACACGTTCTTGCGTTTGCAAAACAGCGCATGAACAGTAACCACGCTTAAGGAGCAACCATGTCTGAAGTCCAAGAAGCAGATGTTGATGTATCTGACACTCCGAGTCTGAAAGCGGCACGGATGCGCCAGCCGGTGCATAAACTGCATGCGCAGGATACATGGGACAATACCGATCTAGCCACGTTGAAAGATCGCCCGTGGGTGCGCGGCACATCTTTGGCGGCACCGCCCGCGCGCCCCGGCTTTGCGCAACGCTGGATACGGGTTGCCGTGCTGGGTGTTGATGACCCCAACAATGCGATGCGGAAGTTTCGTGAAGGCTGGAAGCCGCGCCCCGCAAACACGCTGCCTGCTGACTTTCCGTTGCCGACGATTTCACACGGGGCTTGGGCCGGCTGCATCGGCATCGAAGGCAGTGTTTTGTGCGAAATGCCACAAGTGCTGGTGGACAAGCGCCGGCAGTATTACGCGAACAAAACCGCAGGTATCGAGCAGGCTATCGAGAGCGAACTTCAGAAAGAATCCATGTCTGCAATGCCGATTACCCAACGTCGGACGAGCCAAAGCAAACTTGTTCGCCGCACGCGAGTAGCAGACGATGAATAAATTTGTTGACAATTCGATTTTTGAGGTTTATACCTAGCGTCAGTAACAGCACGACCGGGAAAACACCCCCGGTCGGTGGCCTCACGGCAACCGCGCGAACGAGTTCCCCTGCTTGTTCCATGCCATACAGTTCCGCGCGATAGAAGTTGGCATGACGATTTCTGTCAATCTTTTAGGAGCTACTAGCTATGGCTAATGCTGATACCCCCAATGGGTTCGTACCCTACCGCCATGTCGGCGGCGGCACTATTCGTGCTGATCAATACGAAATTGCCTCTGCGTACAACACGTCCATCAAGAAGGGCGATGCCGTGATTCTCGCAAGTGGCCTTGTGAATATCGCTGCCGAAAACAGCGCCGCGATTCTCGGCGTCTTCAAAGGCGTGCATTACATCGACTCCGCCGGCAACCAAGTCTTCAGCCCGCAGTGGCCCGCAGGCCAAGTTACGCTGGGCTCCGCCAACGCCATTGCCGAAGTCTATACGGACCCCGGCATCAGCTACAGCGTCCAGTGCGAGGATACGGCTACCATCGCCAATGTCGGTGTCGCGTATGACATCGGCACTGACCAAGCGGGTTCTACCGTAACTGGCATTTCCGGCATGGAAATCGACTTGGGCGACACCGGCACCGGGCAGTTCATGGTGCTTGGCCTGATCGACACGCCGAACAACGCTTTTGGTGCGAATGCTCGCGTCGAAGTTATCAACAACGTCCCGCTGATGCGCTAAGGAGCTACCATGCCTTTATCTCGTTCAAGTATCAAAAAGCAGCTTACCGAGGGCATGAATGCCGTCTTTGGTCTGGAATATGGTCGCTACCCGGAACTCTGGCGCGACATCTACGAGCAGTCGAGCGAAAGCTCCCGCGCTTACGTCGAAGACGTGCTGATGACCGGCACGGGCGCTGCACCTGTCAAGGCTGAAGGTGCGGGTGTTGCCTACGACGAAATGCAGGAAAGCTATGTCGCTCGCTACATGTTCGAGACCATCGCCATTGCCGCCGCCGTTACCGAAGAAGCCATTGAGGATAACCTCTATGGCCGCATCGGTGAAAAGATCGCGAAGTCGCTCGCTCGCTCCGCTCAATACACCAAGAACGTCAAGGGTGTTGCTTTGCTGAACAGCGGTTTTGCAACGCTCACGGGCGGTGACGGTCAGTTCATCTTCAGCGCATCGCATCCGCTGGTCAACGGCGGTACCGGCAGCAACCTGCTGTCCGCCGCTGCGGACTTCTCGGAAACGGCTGTCGAGGACTTGCTGGTGCAGATTGGTGACACCACGGATGATCGCGGCATTCCGGCGATGCTGAAGGTGAAACGCGCTCTTGGCCCGAACGAACTGCAATTTGTGATGCAGCGCGTTCTCCGCTCTGAACTGCGCCAAGGCACCAGCGACAACGACCTCAACGCCATCAAGACGATGGGTTCGATTCCTTCGTTCAGCAGCAACATCTACCTGACCGACCCGGACGCATGGTTCCTGATTACCGACTGCCCCGATGGCCTGAAGTACATCGAGCGTACCAAGCTGAAGAACGGTATGGAAGGTGACTTCGATTCCGGCAATATGCGCTACAAGATTCGCGAGCGTTATGTTTTCGGTATCAGTGACTGGCGCGGTGTGTTCGGTACTCCGGGCGCGTAAGCGTTCATTGCAGCAAACTGCACGGCTACAATGTAGCCGTGCATCATTAACTTAGAAGGAGTTAAATATGTCTTCAGGAACTCGCGGCCCAATCGTACACAGCAATCGCTCTTCGCAAGAAGGCTATTCGTATCGTAATGGCATGGGCATGGTCCCGTGTGCAGAATTTGATGTTTTGCATGACGATTTTCACCAATTCGTTGTTGCAACGGCAATTACCAATGGCCCCGTAGCCAATACCCCGTGGGGGTGGCAGGGCGCGATTATTGACTCCGGCTCTACCGTAGCTGTAAACACAACGGCTACTGTTGGCGCGAATGGCGTACTGACGTTTGCCGACGCTACGGCATCCGAAGGCGCGGCCATTTATGGCACCAAGTCATTCCAGCTTATCAGCGGTAAAAAGATGTTCATCGAGTGTCGCATGTACACCGATGATGTTACGGACAACGCGATTCAGTTCGGCTTGTCGGCGCTTACTGCTGTCACGAACCCCGAAGATGTCTGGACTACCGTAGCGACGGACTTGGTTACGTTCGGTCTCGGCGACGGTGATTCCAATCCGAAGATGCTCGTTGACGCATCGAATAGCGGAACGTCTTTCCAAGTGCAGACAGTCAAGGGCATGCTTACGAGCACTTGGCACACACTGGCGATCTACTTCGACGGTGTGAATCTGCACGGTTTCGTTGATGGTGATCGCGCGCTTACATGGGGCAGTGCTGCATCGACTATCCCGCTGGCTACGGCACTTGCGCCGTTCATCGGCCACATCAACGGAAACGGTGCTGGTGGTAATGTTGTACTCATTGATTACTTCCGCATTGTTGCTGAGCGCTAACCGTTAGGGGGTTTCGGCCCCCTAAAGTTTTTAGGGGTACGCATGACTACAAGCGGTAGTTATCTATTTGACCCGGAAATTGCAGAAGTTTGCGATGAAGCGTTTGAGCGGTGCGGTGTTGACCCCTCTTCGCTGATTTTCAAGCATGCAGTTTCCGCGCGCCGGTCGCTCAGCTACGTTTTTACACAGTGGGCTGCGGATGGGGTCCATAACTGGGCGGTTGCCCAGCAGACTCAGGTGCTAACGGCGGCTGTCGCGAGCTACGCCGTACCCACCGGCACCATTGCCGTGCTGGACGCTGTTCTACGCGATTCTGATGGCGTTGATACGCCCCTGCGCCCCATTGGCCGCGAGGAATATCTGCACCTCCCGAACAAGACGCTTGCCGGGGAGCCTTCGCAGTATTATCTCGAACGCGTATTAACGAAAATGCTCTACATGTATCCGGTACAGGCAGTAGCAGGATACTCGATTGTGTACAACTACATGCGCCAAATTCAGAGCCCCGGCGCAGCGGCGAATACACTCGGAATACCCTCAATTTGGCAGGAAGCAATTGTTGCAGCACTTGCGGCCAAACTTGCAGAAAAGTACGCACCTGAGCGTGAAATGGGGCTGCTCGCAAAAGCGGAAAAAAGATTCGCGGACGCAAAAAGCTCTGATCGCGAGTATGTCGATACTGAATTTGAAATTACTGAATACCGGAGGCGCTAATGGCTACCGGGCGTTTCGCTAAAGCAATATGCGCAAGGTGCGGATTCAAAGTACCCTATTCGTCGCTGATGCGCGACGGATATCATCGTGGGCTATGGGTATGCCAAAAATGCTATGACGAACCTGAACCGAAAGAGCCGCGCATTAAAGAAAACATTTCACTAAGGCACCCTCAGGTAGATTCGGGTGCAGACAATGATGTTCCGGCAACATTGGCGAGTTCGTTAGGGTTCTCGAATTACTTCGGTGGGGAAACATAATGATTCATACTTATGGCTCGCTCACTGCGGCGTTGATAAACGATACTGCTGATCGAAGCGAAGAATTTGCGGATGCAATTCCGCTTGAGATAATTCCCGCAGCAGAGATTCGCGTTTTGCGCGATCTTGATTTAACTATTTTTGATCAGATTGTTGCCGGTACACTTGCATCAGCTACGCCGCTTACAACGAAGCCTACAGGGTGTTTGGTAACGCGCGATATTTTTTATACAGCAGCGTCAGGACAGCGGCTACCGCTGGTAAATCGTGATTATAGCTACGCGCGCGATTACTGGCCCGATGAAACAGAAACAACGAGTTCTCCGAAATATTTTGCTGAATACAGCACTACACAGTGGTACATCGCCGGCACGCCGGATAGCGCGTTTGTGTACAGCGCTCGCTGCATGATTCGCCCACAAGGACTTTCAAATACAAACAGATCGACATGGCTCGGAACGAACGTAGGCGATGTTTTGCGCTTCGCTGCTTTGGTTGCCGCCGCTGAATTTTTGCAGCAGAAAGAGCAACTTATCGTTTGGGCGCAGGAATATACCGACCGGCTGAATGCTGCCAAAAATGAGTTTTATATGCTTCGTAGGCAGCACTACATGCCCGTTACGGCAGTACCGAATAAAGTGAAAGAGGAACACTGATATGGCAACACCAACTGACATTCTGCGCCTTGAACGCCAAACTACGGGAAGTAATGCAAATACGTGGGGCGCTGTAACGAACGTAAATTTGATGCTTCTCGAAGATGCTATTGCGGGTATTGTAGAAATAGCCACTACGGGCGGTACAACTACACTTACTACCGCAAACGGAAGCGCTGTTTATGGCGATTCTGATGATGAAGCACGGTTTGCTATCCTAAAAATTACTGGAACGCTTATAAGTAACGCAACAATAGTTATCCCCGCTGTATCTAAGATATACCATGTATGGAACGCTACTAGCGGTGCGTTTACAGTAACCATAAAAGTCGCTGGTACTGGCGAAGTTGTTACACAAGGTAAACGCAAGATTATTGTCTGTGATGGTACCGAAGTATATTCTGCGTTTACTGATACGGGCGTTGCCGGTGATTGCTCTACGAATACTGCTACGTCTGTCGATGGCGAACTTGCGCTATTTTCGAGTACAACGGGTAAAATCATTAGCCGCGCGAGTGTTACTGGCATACTTAAAGCAGCCTCCGGTGTTGTAGCCGCCGCTACAGAGAACCAAGACTATTTAGGGGCTTCAGTAGGAATTAATACGCAGCTAACAACTGCGTACACTTTTGTTTTATCAGATGCGTACAACAAATATTGCCGGTTTAATAACGCTGCTGCGATTGCTTTAACCGTACCGCCTAATGCGAGCGTTGCTTTTCCTGTAGGAACGGTGCTGAATATACGCCGTGTGGGGACGGGAACAATCACGTTTGTTGCCGGTTCGGGCGTAACAATAAATAATCGTGTAGGGTTGTTGCTCGATGGAAACCACGATTCCGCGCGCTTAATACAGGTAGCTGCTAATGAGTGGGATTTAGTGGGTCCGTTTGAAATACCAGATATTTGCAGCGATTTAGCATGCACAAGTGCCGCAAATACGTGGACCGGCGCGCAGCGTGGCGCGTATGTGGCGCTGACAAGCACGGCCGCAAGCATTGCTATTGATCTGGATGACAGCAATAACTTCAACCACACACTGACCGAGAACACGACGCTTGCCGCGCCGACGAATGCAGTGGCCGGGCAGAGTGGCGTGATTCATTTCATGCAAGATGCCACCACGGCCATGTCCCTGGCTTTCGACGCATTCTGGGGATTTGGTGTCGGCGTTACACCGACAATGACCACAACCCTTGGGGGGACAGCAGTGATGAGTTACATCGTTGATCCGGTCGGAACTAGTGCGACCTGTTCTTTGGTTAATAAAGCATAACAAAATGGCTAATTTACGATACAACCCGCTTCTCGCAACAGCCACTCCCATATGGCAGGTTTACCATCAGGTTTACCATGAAACAATTGAGTTTGATTGGCCCACAGCCGACGCCATTGTTGATGTCCCACTAGTCGGTTCTACTGTAAGGGCAGACCCTATTAACGATTGGAATATCGGGTTAGTTGCAACTGAAGTTGTAGTTTCTATTGCCGTTGATAATATCGGCAGCGGCACCCAAGTGCAGGTTGTAGTTAGGGATAGCGATGCTAATGATTTAGCGGATTCTACATTTACGGTTACGTCTGGATTAAATACGTTACATACCCCTATGTTGGTAGAAGGAGATATTGCGTATGCACTGGTGTTCGCTAGCACATTAAACGGGACGTTAACTCGTATCACTGCTGTTTCAGGTGCTTCACCGCAACCATTTACCCTCTGGAATCCCGGAGTATTTTTCTGATGATCAACTTCACCCCGCCAACTGCGCCTTTTGCTGAGGTAGTCTGCTGATGGCCTACTATGCTCCCTGCTACATCGACCCGTCATACATCGGCGATGACCAATGCGAGGTCTTTGAAGCATCTGACCTGATGACCGGGTTTGTGTTTGACCGGACGGTTCAAGACGCGCCACTTACGCTGACCCGCGTTTCTGCTCTGGCAATATCATGTACCTAGAAGCGTATATGCCCGGCGAACGAGTCGGTACTATAACTATAGATTCAATTAATATTGTGCGGGGTTAATACACATGGACTTATCTATTGTAATACCCACAAAGAACGCATCAGCAACGCTTTCCACCCTGCTGGATAGTATATACGCGCAAGTAACGCAGAAAAGTTATGAGGTAATAATTGTCGATAGCTTTTCCCAAGACGCGACTATTGATATAGCGTCAAAATATGACTTAAAAGTAATTCAAAAAGAAACGACAATATACTCTGCGCAAAATGAGGGTATTAAAGCAGCTAGCGGCAGATACTTATATTTTATTGGTGCAGATGACACTCTCGAAGCGGGTGCTATCGAGGCTATGGACTTAGGCGACCGTAAATGCATGGAGTTTATTACGCGCACAGCGGCAGGCGCTCTACTTATGGGTATTTATCAGCAGTCCTTTGTGTATGCGCAAGAGCTTTTTGCTCTTTACGGGGACTATGATCTAATTCATCCTGTTTACGCAGATCAATGGTTCCAAGAGCGGCTTAAAGAACACGGTGTTGTCCCCCATAGAATCCTGAAGGTAATAGCAACAATATCTACGACAGGGTTTTCAACAAGAGTTCACGATACAACGCCTTATAGACCAGAATATTAGCTATTAAAAAGGTATATAGATGTCCCTGACAGATATCCCCTACAAAGTAGGCATCTTTACTGAAGACACTGATCGCGGTGTAGGGAAACTGCTGTACTGGAAAGACTGCGACCATGTGCGGTTTTTTAATGGGCACCCTCAAAAAATAGGCGGGTGGTTAAAAGCATCGCAAACACGCTTTTTAGGTAAAGCACGTAGCGTTATTGATTGGGCAACTACGCGCCAAGAATTCTTGATAGCTATTGGGACAAATAAAAAGCTGTACGTTTTTAGCGGCGGTGAGATATATGACATTACGCCTATTCGAGCCTCTGGGACGCTGACCGACCCCTATGCAACTACTGATGGGTCATTAATAGTTACAGTTACAGATACAGCGCATGTAGTAAATGCCGGTGATTTTGTTCATTTTGATACCGGGGATGCGGTCGGTGGGATAACAATATCCGGCGAATATGAGGTAACTTCAGTTATTGATGTCGATACATACACTATAACGCACACAGTAGCCGCAACTTCGACAACTACAGGCGGGGGAAGTGTAGATTACCGCTACGAAATCCCAATTGGCGCGGAATACGATGTAGCAGGATTAGGCTGGGGTGCGCTGCTTTGGGGTGGTTCAACATGGGGGACTCCGCGAGTCGATTCTGAATCGCGGCTACGCGCGCGTATATGGAGCTTCGGGATATGGGGCGAAGACCTGATAGCAAGCCCCTATGGGCGTCCAATGTACGTATGGGATTCTTCGGCGGGTGTAACAACTCGCGCGGTTCTTATTTCGCAGGCTCCAAGTGTTAATTTAGGTGTTTTTGTATCGCAGGAAGAGCGGCAGATACTTTCTTTAGGCTCGTATGAAGACGCTGCGCACGACCCACAACTTATTCGATGGTGCTCTCAGGAAGACTATACGGACTGGACGCCGACACTCGCTAATACCGCAGGTAATAAGCGTTTAGAACTCGGCACAGAAATTCTTGTAGCAGTGGCTACACGCACGGAAGCGCTTGTATTTACGAATACAGCTATGTACGCTATGCAGTTCGTCGGTATGCCGGATGTTTACGGTTTCCAGCCGATAGGCTTGAACGGTGGTATTGCTGGCGCGCGTGCAGTAAATATATTCAACGGTGTTGCGTACTGGATGGCCGCAGGCGGATTTTATCGCTATGACGGTACGATTGTTGAACTTCCCTGCGCAGTATATGACTACGTGTTTAAGAACATTAATCGCGATGTTCTTCGGTCTGTGCAGTGCGCTGTTATTACCGACTACAGCGAAATATTGTGGCTATACGCCTCCAATGATTCGCAGGAAATAAATCGGTATGTAATCTACAATACCACTGATTCATCATGGTATTTCGGGTCTTTTGACCGCACTGCGTATGCCGGGGCTACCCAAAACAGTATTCGCGTCTATGGGTGCGGTACTGATGGTTACTTATACGACCATGAAATTGGTATTAACGCCGATACTAATGCGATGCACTCTTATCTGCACAGTGGAGATATCGAAATCGACGCAGGCGGCGAACAGCTTATGCGTATAGGCAAATTTATCGCAGACATGCTGCGTATATCAGGAAGCATCAATATTTCTTTTTCTGGTAAGAAATACCCACAAGCGGTGGAAGTCCTCGAAAGTGGTCCGTTTGTTGTTGATAGCAGTACAGAATATGTCAACCCAAGTATTCGGTGCAGGCAAGTATCTTTTCAAGTTGACAGTAATTCAATAAATAGCGACTGGCGTTTAGGCTTAGTGCGCATCGACGTTAATCCTGACGGAAAAAGATAATGCAGAAAATAGCAGTACGCCTCCCGCGATTCACCGATAGGTATGACGGCACTATCATGCGCGCACTTATCCGCGTGCTTGAGCAAGCATTCCAATACGTTTACTACGATAACACCAAGCCGATTACTGAAGTAGCGGGTGCGCACACTTTAGGCCGCGATGATTCATTGCTGCTCGTTGATACTGCCAGCGGTAGTATCGTAATAACCCTACCCGAAAGCACGGATGATCTTATTGGCGCACGGCATACGGTTAATATCAAAAAGACAGTTGCTGCAAACACAATAACGCTTACACCCAGCGGCGCGGATACTGTTGACGGTGGCGCGTCAATGGCACTTACAGCGATTAACAGCGCTGTAACGCTGCGCGCTATACTTGGCGGCTGGTGTGTTATTAGCTCGCATTTAATATGATGCGGAGAGTAAAACATGGACTTCTATGAATATCTTAACCAGTTGGCACAGGGCTACACGCCAACTGGTGATTTAGGCACTTACCAGAAGCTCTACAGCGCGGACCCGTACTCAGTCGGTGATTTCACGGACAATGACGCTAAAGCGATGTGGGGCCGCTATGGCGCGGATTCCAACGAACTTTTGTCGTATATTAACAATGTAGCGGACCCGACGCTTAAAACGTCGCTCTACGATCTTGTTGGGCAGCGCGATACGTTCAGCGGGTACGATCCCTACGCGACAAACTATGCCAACGCGACACAAAGCGTATTGGCGAACGCCGGCAGCGATTGGGGTCAATATGATCTTACAAACCCGTCTTGGCAGAATCTTGACGCGCAGCTTTTGTCGGACGTATTTGGCGGCGCGATAAAGGATAATCAGCTACACCTTAAAAATGGTACGGACCTCGCTTCCCGACTTCTGGTGAATCCCGATGACAAGACGCTGGAAATGGTCAAGTCGTTTCAGAACATCGACGCAGGTACGGGCAAAAGCAATCCGTTCTTTGATGTAAAATCATACGATGGCGATGCATTCACGTATTTACCCTATGAATACGTCACAAGTGGTGCGAATAACAAAACAACAGGTTTGAGCACTTTTACCCCGGATACGAACTACCTCGCGGTTAATGCAGGTGATTACGCGGACAACAAGTTCAGCGTTTCGTCGGGCATGAACAATCTCAGCACACTGAGCGACTGGTCAGGGTTGGATAACGCCAACAGGGGTTTCCTGCTTGGCGCAGAGGATATGCTGAGCAAAGATGAAACGCTTGCGGACTACATGAAAGGCCGCAGAGCAGATACGCTTATGCTGGACCCGATGAAAGGCGTTACTTCGGATAAACCGCAGATTTATATGGGAGACACGCAGACAAATACCTATGACCCGAAATTGGGCAAATATGGCCGCTGGGAAGGTAACGGCGGCGACGGTGTTTTGTATGGCGCTGTAGGAAATACGCTGCAAGATAAGTACGACATGACCGGCGTTAATCAAGCCGCTTATGAAGACTTGACGTGGGGGCAGTCGCCAAACGCACTTGGTACTCTGCAAGCAGGTTTGGCTTCCACAAACCCCGATATGAAAATGGGTGATCTTGGTAGCCCGCTCGCAGGTGCAGTGTGGGATAAAAGCCCCGAACAACTTGACACGAACGGATTATTCGGCGGCTGGTTTGAGGACAAGATTCTCAACAACAAACTGATAAACGGATTGTTGTCGATGTTCCCGCCTACAGCACCCTACATGGCCGCGATCAATGGCATGCAGGCCGCAAGCCATGATGATCTTCTCGGCACGATTGCCGGCGCTTATGGTGCCTATACGGGCTTCACAGGTAACTCAGTCGGCGGGCAGATTGGGGACGCAACGCAGCTTGGGCAGCAAGGGCTTTCCAGCGCGCAGATATCGGACATCCTCGGATACTCGAACGCGAGCGGCGCGGGCTTGTTCAATGACGCTCTTGGCGCGTATGGCTCGGTGGTCGGGGATGCTGCGGGCGGCTTGTCGGGAATTCTCGACGGTGCCGGGATGACTTCAGCCGGCGCGGACTATCTGGCGAACAGCGTGGTCAACGGCGGGCTCGGTGGCGCGATAACAGGCCTCGGGTACGGCGACCCCCTGCAAGGCGCGTTACTGGGCTCGGTAGCCCCCGTGGTGGGTACGGGTGTCAACTCGACGCTGAACAACCTGCTCCCCGGTGGAACGGGTAACACGCTGGGCAATTCAGCGGTGCAGGGCGCAGCGGGGGGATTGACCAATGCGCTGACCAACACCCTTGTTGGCAACGATGTCAACATCAGCAATTCGATGCTGGGCGGGGCCATCAACGGAGTTACGCGCAATACCTTGGGGCAGGTGTGGAATGCCGCCAAGGGGATATTTGAAAATGATGCTGGAACGCCGCCGACGCCGACTGTAACCGGAGACTACGCGCCTGATTTTGGCGATACTGCTGTTTCTACGCTCCCGGTGTCCGGTGCTGAAAACACCATGAGTGATGCTGTTGCTGCGGATATTAACAGCGCATCTTTCGGGAACCCAACGACAATTCCCCCAAACAATTCTACAGAATTGCCCTATACTCCCCAAAATGAAGGAGCTACGAACATGGCCGATTTCGAGTGGCAGCAACTTGCAGATATTTTTGATATGACAAATGGCTCAGACCCATACAGCACTGGTGGTTTTAACGTCGGTTTAGGCGACGGTGTAGGGCTGGGCGATTCCGAGTGGCAGCAGGCACTGGACTTTTTCAATGGCACAAACGGCGCGGACCCATATAATAACTATGGTAGCGACTGGATTTTCGGTAACGGTACAGGCGCTGATGCTGAGTTCAATGACAACACGCTAAGCCAGTTTCTTAATGGTACAAACACTGTTGGAAGCGCAAACACTAATCCGAGTTTTCTTTCAGGTATTGCCAACGCCCTGAGTGGTGTGGCAAATAGTTCAACCCTGAAAGACCTTGCACCGTGGCTCATTGGCGGAACTGCTGTCGCTGGTGTATTGAGCGATAACAAGCCGACTACAACGGCAACGAGCGTAACCAATACGCCTACGATTCCTGACTGGTACAGCAAAGCGCAGCAGGAAATGGCGGGTAAACTCACGACTATGCCACTTACTGCTCCGCAGTACACGCAGCCGCTTGCTGCCGGTATATCTGAAAATGAGCAGTCCGGCGTGGGTATGGCTGATCAAGCTACGGGTGCGTGGGCTCCGCAATTTGCGAATGCGGTCAATACCGCAACGCGCACGGCATTGTCAGTGCCTGAGACTGACTTGAGCGCATATATGAACCCATACGTTCAGAATGTGCTTGACCCGACGCTGCGCACACTGAACCAAAACTTCGACGCACAGAAAAATAGTCTCAATGCTGCGGCAGCTTCGCGTGGCGCATTCGGCGGTTCACGTAATTCGCTGATGATGGGCCTGAACGATGAAAACCGTGCACGGGCGCTAGGTGAAGCGACGAACAAGGGATTCAGCGATGCATTCAATTACGCAACGGATACCTCGCTGAAAGATCGTGCGCAGCTACTTGGAACGGCAAACTCGCTCAGTTCTATGGCAGGCGATTATCAGCGCATGCTGTCTGGTGATGTGAATCAACTTATGAGTACAGGTGCAGCAGAACGTGGAATTAAGGATAATTTGTACAACAAGCAGTACACAGATTATCTGAACCAGCTTAAATATCCGCTCGATGCTGTTGGGGCATATTCAAATGGTTTGAGTAATGTTGCCCCGAAAGTTTATGCAAACACGGCAAATACAGTATCAACAGGTGCTGCGCCGAATATGTGGTCTAACCTGCTCGGTGCTGGCACGACCGGAGTATCGCTGTACAACATGTTGTTCAATAACGGTACGAAACCGACTACCGCACCCGTTACACCGTAAGGACATAATCATGGATACAGTACCTATTTCTGCTTCTGATAAAGCGCGACTGGGCAGGGACTTCGATGCTTACATGAAGAAGCAGGGCAAGAAGCCGCCGAGTAAGCCCGATGAAGCGCTTAAATATGAAATCGCAAAAGAGATTTTCATTACTGAAGAAGCGCGGAAACAGATGCGCAAGAACCCTACGCTGAAGGATTTACTCAGCAAGGGTTCTTTGATGCCCCCGGTGTCGCAGCCGCCTAAGCCTGTACTTGGGCCGGGAATCAACCCGTTTGAGGCCGCTGCGTCACGCGCGCCTGCATCTGCATATCCTGAACCGGCGCGTGCCAAGCCACAGACAGCACTCGACGTATTCAAAGCCAGTGGGGCGCAGCCGACTGCTCCCGTGCAGAAACCGCCGATGTTTGCCACCCAAGGAGCGTCAGCCGCGTTTCCTGCTGCCGCAGCGCCCGCTCCACAGATCGCAGAACCGCCCCGGTCTCTCGAAGACATGGTACGCGCAGGCGGAACGCCCGGATGGCTACAGAATCGCTTCCAAAGCACCCCAATACCACAAGACCCGAGACAACCACCGACAACGGAACTCCCGGTAATTGGCGCGCAACCGCCGAAATTGCCCCCGCCTCCGCAGTCCGGTAGTGCATCGGCTTCAGCGTCAATGCGCATGGGCGGCGGAAATGTGTCGCCGGTTATGGATGCGAATTACCTGAAAACTATGGCTGAAATGCTGAAGTCTATTGACGAGCCTACACGCATGGCCGCACAGATGCAGCTTGAAGCGATGCAGCGCAGTCAGGACGAGTACAACAAGACAGTCGGTAAGGAAGAATCGCAACTCGACTTTTACCGAAAAGCGATGGAGAACTTGAAGCGCCCTGATCGTAAAGACAGCACACTCAGCGATGAAGACAAGAACAGTATGCTGATGCGGTTTGGCCTCAACATGCTCAAAAATAATCGCTCCAGTTTCGGCGAAGCTTTCGGTACGGCGGGTACTGAAGCAATCAATTTCGGCGACCGCGCGCAGGAACGCCGCCACAACGACGCGATGGAAGTTTATCGCGATGCGATGTCGCGGCTGAATACTGAACTCGACTTGTCGAATAAAGACAAAGCCGCCCTTCGCGAGCGTGCGGCTACAAGTCTGGCACAGGCTGAGAAAATCGCTGCTGCGCAAGGCGCTGTTGTTACGAGCGGGATACCGGGCGCACAGGCACGCATGGGTGTGCTTAATACCGCTTTCAAAGAAGCAATGGATACAGCGCGCAATAGGGAAGATAACAATGCTGTTCGCGCGGCGGCGTCAATGCGGGCGAGTACGGGAAGTAGTGTACCAGATGACGGTTTAACCGCTGAAGGGTATGCGCGTCTTTCGGAAACTGCCAAACGACGCGCGGAGTATCTGATGACACAGGTTCCGTCAAAGGATGACCCCAACTATAACGCGCACATGCAAGAGATACAAAAAGCAAAAGACGACAGCGCGGCGTACTGGAAAGCTAGCAAGCGGGCAACCGGGGGCATGTAATGGCACAGCGTAAATACACGCTTAAAGAGCTTCTTAGCGAAGATGAACTTGCGGATTTCTACGGAGGTCCGAAACCACTCCCCCCAGAACCGAAGGAGGTAGGCGGTTTCGTTGATGCTATCCAGAATTATGGGGGTAGCTGGGCGCGGGGACTTGGCACAGGGCTGGAAGATTACTTTGGTAAAGGTGAGATATCCGGGGGATTGCAGCAGTGGGGTAAAGAGGTACAGGACGAAAACCCGCTAAGCGGGGAGCTTTTCAGCACTACAGGGCTTAAAGAACTCGTTGGCGGAATGGTGCCTACGGTGTCCGGTGCGCTGGGTGGTGCTGCGCTTGGCACGCTTGCAGGGGGCCCCATCGGCGGCGTACTCGGCGGTTTGGCAGGTGGCGCTGCTGCGTACCAGCCTGTTTCATACCAAAATATCAGTGACTACCAAAAAGCGCAGGGTTACACAAACCCGGATGCAAAACTTGTTGGCTCGCTGCTGGCATCAGGGGCAGAAGCTGCGTTTGGCGCAGAACGGCGCATCATTGGCTCCATGCTTACTGCGGCGGCTAAGAAGCTTCCGAAAGAAACACTTGACGGTTTAATAACGCAGGCGTTTAAGCGCGCACCACGTAAAGAAGGCGAAAGCGCGCTTAAATATGTGCTTAAAGACCTTAACCGTACAGGCATTGTTGAGGGCGGTACTGAAGTTGTGCAGTCGGCGACGGAACGCGCTTTTGGTGGCGCACCGATGGCGGATAAAGATGCGTTGAAAGACTACGCATACAGCGCTGCTGGCGGCTATATTGGTGGCGGCTTATTCGGTGGCGCTGTAATGACCGCACAGGGCATTCCCAGAGACCCGAAAGCGGCCAATGACGCAGCACGCGAAGCCGCGCGTATCAAAACCGAAGAGCAGAATGCAGCGGCGGCAAAAGCAGCACTTGAAGCCGAAGCGGCAAAAGCCCGAGAAATTGCGCGCGGCAAGGGTGACAACGCGATCAACAACATTCTTGAGCGTATCGGCATAAATACAAAAGATGCCACTTACGGGATGATGGCTGAGCCGGGGACTACTGAAGGTATTGCTCCGCAGTTGCCGATGTCGAAAACCTTCGGCAAAGACCAGCGTGCGATTGACGCGATACTGGCGAGTATCGGCGCAGCCCCGCCCGTTACGGCGATGCCTGATAGCACGGGTGTTGAGAACGTCAATATCCGTGACCCGCTTGTACGCGCGCAGTTTGAAGGCATGTTGTCAGACCCAGCCCAACGAGATATATTTGGCCTGCCGGCGCAGCAAAAAGAAATTGAAGCAATTATTGATTGGAATATCAATAATGCAGGTGATACGCAGCTTATTTCAAATGAGTCAGGTACGCGCATAGCACCACTTGGCGCGCGTAGGCGCAATTTCCACAATGTTGGGCTTACAAAAGCTGCTGCGGAGCAGAAAAAAGCAGAGCTTCTCCAAGAAGCGTATCGCAGCCCTTCGGAGTTTTTGCAGCGCTATCGTGACCCGATGATTCAGCAGCGTATTGATGACTACGTTGCTGCACTGGAACTGCCGGGTATTAAGGCGCAGATTTTGCGGGAAGAACTCCGGCTACGTCACGGAGCTAATCCCGAGGGTTTCCTTGCGAATTTGGAAGCGCGCGAGGCTGAGCTTGCTGCATCGAAGCGCCCGCCAACCCTTCCGGGACAAACAGCACTGTTCCGCGACGATGGTACGCCGACCTTCGCTGCGGACCAGCTTACACCTGAAGAACGTGATTTTAACGATTTTCAAAAAGGTGAAGCGTATCGCCAGCGTGCTTTAGCTACGGCTATGCAGGAAGCGCTATTTAGAGCGCAGACTCCCCCGCCCGCAGTCGTTGAACCTGCACCAACTCCCGCGCCGGTACTTGAGTTACCGAACGCACCCGTAACACAGATGCCTACGCGCCAAGGACATATTTTCACCAAGGATGGCGTACCCCCGAAATTCAAGGAGAATATCTATGAAAGCGTGCAAGAAGAACAAGCGCCCGCCGCCGAAAAAGATGTAAACACGGTGGAAATGTGGGGTCCGAATCGCGGTGTTACCGCCGCCGCTCGGGCCGCTACGAAGCGTACAGCACCTGCGCCTGTAGCACCTGCGCCTGTAGCACCTGCGCCTGTAGCACCTGCGCCTGTAGCACCTGCGCCTGTAGCACCTGCGCCTGTAGCACCTGCGCCTGTAGCACCTGCGCCTGTAGCACCT